TATAATTGGTCAATTTGTTGTGAAGTAAAGTCTTGGTCAATTGATAGCATATTGACATACTTATTAGTAATATCTCCACCAATTTGTAGACCAGAAGCAACACCTGCACCAAGAGCAGCAACCATATATCCTGCAAGATGTAAGTTTAGTCCATCATAAGTTCCAAAAAATCCTGAACTACCGAACAAAGCAACACGTTCTGATTTAAGGTCGAGTTGTCTTGAAATTAATTGACCAATACCCTCATTAAATCCTGAACCAACAAATGCTTTCATAGGGTGTCCTGCTGCTGATTGGTCAATAACAAATTGTTTAACTTCTTGATGAACAGCAGCGGAACTTGTCAATGGAACAATATAGTAAGCATCAGTCTGTGCTAATGCTTGAATTTGACTGTCCCATGACAATGGAACATCATCAGTCGTACCATGAACCATGTTTGATAATCCAAATGGTAAACTCATATCTTCTGTATAAACTGCTTCAACAGAAACATATGAATCAAATTGTAATTTGTCTACAATATCGGCTCTTAATGCCCATACATAACCAGCTTTTGTAACATCATTAATATCACCAGTTATATCCACATCTGTAGCTTCGTCCAAAGTATTAGCTTGCATACGAGTATTGTCACCATCACTTAACATTTGAACCTTTATGTTAGGGATAAGACTTAACTTGTGCATCAAATCATAAAGACGTTTTGTTTCTGTTTGTGACAAATCAAATTCTTGATGAATTTTGTGCATTTCAGGTTGTTTTAATGTTGTAGTTGATGTAGTTGTTGTACCACTAATATCATTAGCAGCAGTTACTTGAACACCATCTTTTGTGCTATTTACAATAACATTTTGAGGAGATGCAATAGTTTGCTTCAAAGTCGTAGTTGTTGTAGGATTCAACTTCATTGAAGTAGTTGTTGTAGTTGGATTTAAAGTACCACCACTAGTATCAACTACTTCATCTGTATCTTCAATATCAAGAATAAACTTATTAGCCTTACCTGATTCATCTTTTGTAACAGAATAAGTAGCCTTAGCATCTTTATTATTACCTACATATTGAAGTTTGAAAACTTGACCTAAATTATCATATACAGCATGGTAATTATCTGGTGAATAATCAACAGTTACCTTATATGAATTAGTAATAGGGCTTTGTTCCAAAGCAATTTGTGTTTTATTAGCCTGTTCTCCCCATACTTTTGATTGAAAATGCAAAGCAGGTGCATTAAGAATGGCTTGTGTAGCATTTTCAACACGCATAGCATAAATCTTACCGCCACCCTCAAGATAATTCTTATTTGGACCCCAAATCACCTCAGCAGCATCAACAATATCACCACTGCCAAAAACTGCTCTAGCTTCAAGTAAACTATCTAATTCATAAACCTTGTTTGGTTCACCATCAGTGGCTGAACCTATAAGAGCTATATGTTTTTGTGAATTTCCTGCTGACTTTCCAAGTGCATCATCATTGTAATTAGTTTCTACATGGGGACGTTGAATTGTACTTGTTGGGAAAATTCTTTTATAATTTCCTAAATTAGAAAATGCCATAAACTTACCCTACCTCCTATTATTTACCTAAGTATTTCTTTAAAATTGGAATAAAATCTTTTTCAGACCGTAAATATGATTTATTCAGTCCTTTGGCATATACAATAAAGCCATTAACTTGACCTTTAGATAAGCCATATAGTTGTTGTGCTGTTTTTGCAAATTCCTCAGATGAATAATATCTACTCCCATCTGTTTGTACTGGATTTAATTTCATTTACTTATCTCCTAATAATTAGTTTGAAATTTCTTTATATCAAAGCCCTTAACATTAGGTAATGAATATGTAGTATCATAACCAACTTCCACTCGTTGATAATATATCTGTTGTCCACTAGCAGAAGTAGAAGCATTATTTTCAGCTTGTACTAAATCCATACCATGAAATACCAAAGACTGTAATCTATATTCTGTTTGTTCATCACTATTAGTCCTCATGGTAATAAATATTGCCTTTAATATTGCATTAAGACATCTAATAGTATCTATATTTTCTGAAAGAGTATCAATGGTATATACCTCTTGTAAATCAAAACCTATCAACTTTTCCTTATTATCCGTAATATTATTATTATTTGAATCAACAGCTCTAGCTGTATAAGTAATAGTAGATTTAAAAGTATCATTATGGATAATGGAATCAGGAACATAAATTCTATTAGTATCAAAATCAATATTTACATGTTTTAATGCTAAGTTATCAAAATTAACATTTGTATATCTTGAAATAGGTTTATCCACTTCAAAATAACAAACATCATGACCAACAGAAGCGTCATAATATACATTTATTTCATGTGTTTCTTTTTCTAACTCTCCTGTTTCAGCATTACTATTACCTTTATGACTTCCTAAAGAACCATCTTTTTCTTCTGGTTCTTGAGCGCCCTTAAATTGGACTAATATGAATGCTTTCCTTTGCTCACTAGATTGAGGGAATGTAGACATTACAGGAATCTCATAACCATTACTAGAATCAGTTTTACAAAAGGTATTCACAAAAGAATCTATATTACTTTTGCTAAATTCCCTCAATAACACTTCTCTTATAATATAGGGATTCTGCAAAAAACTATTCAAAATGGTAGATATTTGTTTCTTTAAATATGTATCAATGCTTAATATTGCCATTAGTTAATATCTTCTCCTTTCGTATAGTCTAAATTATCTACTGCATCATGTATTGATTTTTCCACAATTTCAAATAAGTCTAATTGTTGAGAACCATGAACAGGCGGATTAGGATTATTATTTGGATTAGATAATGGTCGCATTACAATCCATGAATTAGGGTCTGATGTATCAGAAACAGTTCTAAATGAAATATATCCAGCTCTTTTTCCTTTATGAACTCTAGTAACATTACCTGACTTCCACTCATAGTGGATTGGATTAATCAATCCAGTTTTGCTTTCTCCACTTTGAATTTTGTCATAAGTACTTTGAATATTTTGTTGTTGTAAATTATCACCAAAATCCTCAGTTTGACCATATTCATCATGTGAAATATTTTTATATGTAGACCAATCTGCTTCTCGTAAGGTTTTAGCCTTTACACCAATTGGTATTATTAAATACCAACCACCATTTTTCTTTCGCTTTACCTTACTTGAATTAGCAAAATACTGTTTTAAATCAATAAATTGCATATTTTTATAAGAATTAGAGATTAGTTCTGGTCTAAAACCCTCACTAACCGTTAAATCTGTTCCAGAAGCCATTGCTCTTAAATTTTGTGATTTATTTAATTCATCAGCAGCATTGCTTACAATCTGTTTAGCTATTGTTTTTTTATTAAACATAGCTAAATAAACTTTTCTAAAGTCATCTATATTCATAGTTAATTACCAAAATAACTTGATAATGAAGATTCGTCTGGAATAGTTGCTTTAGGGTCTACAACCGTAGTCTTATCTTCAACTACCTTATTATTATCATCAACAATATCAGCTTTAGGAATATACATATCTTCACGTCTTAAAATCAACAATTTTGGTAATCGAATATAAATAGTACCATTATCCATAGATGATTTATATTTAGTAACATAATTAGTCAATTTTTCATCACCATAGTTAAGAACAGCTTCTTTATCCTGTTGTTTTTTTACTTGTGCATATCTTGTTTCTTTAGCAATATCAACAACATAGTATCTAAGTGGACTTGTAATACTCATAGTAATATTATGACCATTTAAGTTTGGACTTACATACATTCGATTAGTTTTTGAATCAAAATAAAATTGATTATCCTCAGTAAACTCTTTATTCTTATATTCTGACAAATTGACTAAATTATTATCAACTAAAGAATAAACATCATTAAATTTATTTATAAGATATGGAATAAACATTCCATTATCCTCTCTAAATTTATTAACGTTATACATAAATGTTTGAGCAATAGTTAAACCCATAATGGTTAATCTATCTCTAAAGCTAATACCATTTTCAATACCATTTTCAGTAAGAGCAGGAGAAGCCTTTGTTGTACCAATATCTTCATTTCCAAACTGACCATTATATGGATTTTTAGAATTACCTTGAAAAGCCACTTGTAAAACTTTAGGGCTTTTATAAAGTAATCCCTTACCATAACATAATGGACAATCAGCTCTAGGTTGTTGAGTATCAGGGTCAAAACATGGACAAGGAAAAGCTCTCTCCCATATGGTAGGAATACCAGTTCTTTCAATTAAATGAATTAAACTGATAACTTGTTGGTAAGGAATTGTATTATTACCATGTGGTTTAGAATCAATATCTTCATCTGCTGTACTAACAGGATGTTTGTCATCAGCAGTATTATTTTTAGGAATACCTACTTCTTGATTATCATATAATTCTGAATCTTTAGAAACTACATCTTTTTCTCTTTCAATAGTAGGTTGTTGTGTAGTTGTAGATGTTGTTGTAAAAGGATTATAACCAGTTTTAGTTTCTGTTTCAGACTTTTCATAATCTGAAAAATCAAATGTCTTACTCATAAATATCTCCTATCTAGGAAAGAACACCAAGATTGTAACCATAGTAACTCTTTAAAGCATTTCTAATATCTTTCATATCAGTTTGTAATAGCTTAATATCAGCAGTAGAACCAGTATTCTCAGCACTTTGTGTAGAATCAATAGAAGAACTTATTCCATCCATTGAAATAGAATATCCTGCAATACCAGCACCAAGAATTAATCTACCCCAACGTTCCAAAACTTCAATAGCAGCGTCTTTAGCAATATAAGCTATTAAATCTGGTTGAATAAACATATCTCTATTAATACCTCTATTTTTAGGGTCTTGAGGTAACATACCTGCTATATATGTACAACCAATCATTTGTGGAGCAAACTGTAAACTACCATATGAGTTTAAATCCCCAAGGTTCGTATCTGATAATGTTGAATTATCATAAACAGCAAGATTAGCTAAATTGAAATTAGAATTTACTCCCATCAAAAAATTAGGTTGTACTTCTAGTTGACCATATCTTGAAGTAACCTTTAACCATGGGTCAGGAAAATCATAATGAGAACTATTTGTATAAATAAATCTTAGATTAGTTACCTGTATAATTGGTCTTTCATAAGTTCTAAGAAACATATATGAATTAACTTCTGTTTGGTTAAAATCTAATCTTTCATGATTTATTCTAGGTCTAACAACAATATCAAATTCCTTTTCTGTCTTAGAAACAGATTTATCAATCATCTGTTCATAAAATGAATCAGGATATTCTTTACCTGTTGTTGGGTCAATCAAATCTTCTCCTAAACCTAGTAATTCATTCTTCACACGGTCTACAGTTAGTCCTAAAGCGTCATAAGTAATTAAAGACAACTTATCAAAATCTTTATTAGCAATTACTTTTGGATTACCATAATATTCAAAATCTGATTCTGTAGCATTATAATCTATAGGTTTTTCATTCATAGCAAAACCTCCTCTATCTTAATATAGTTTTCGTGAACTTAGCTAATTCCAGTTTAGCAGTATTACCTTATGAATTTGTAACAAAAAAAAAGCCTATCATTTAAGATAGACCTTTTCTTAGTTACTAGCCCTTTGTATTTGCAAAGTAACCGCTAGTATTCAATCCAAGCATATGGTTTTCACTATTATCTGTATACAAGTTGTAACGGACATTGTGAATTTGTACCCAACGCTTTGGAATAGCCAATCTCAAAGCACCGCCCCATAGAACAGCGAATTGAGTAGCATTAGTAACAACAGCTAATTGCAATAGAGAAATAGGAATAAATTCCATAAGTGTAATAGTAGGTTTCTTCATTTCACCAACAAATACATCAGCAGTTCCGGGGATTACAGCATTTGTATCAGTAAATACAATATTACCTTCATCATCCATTTCATTGATAGCAACTCTACCAATTAGGTAGAATACTTCTGTATTAGGGTCTTGACGATAAATACCTACATAATCAGGAACTTGTCTTTGCATTGCAGGCAATGTAATAGTCAACTTAATACCATCAGTAGCCTTTGTAGGTGTAGCAGAAACTTCATCAGATGGTAAACCATCACCATGGTCACCTGTAGCAACTACACGATACTTTTGTTCAACTCCAATTTCTTTAGCTTGGATAACATTTCCTTGGGCATCTTTGATTTCATCAAGGAACTCACCACCAGCGTCAGGAACAACTACTGGTGTAGCAACACTAACTTGTGCAGGAGCTTGTGGGTTTGGTGCTGAATCAAGGTCAAGCATATTATCAACGTCCATGATTGTTGAACCATTTAGTCTAATAGCACCACGAGCTGACAAGAATCTATCAACATTAACACCTGCTGTATAACCATCATTTGTTGGCATAACAACACGTTGTGCACCTAAGAATTGATTACTAAAGTCAGCCTTAACACCAATTGGCATATAAGCATCAGTGGCAACACCAAATCCTTTACCAATTAACACAGCAGCTTTATTCAAAACTTCTGGTGTTAGTGATTGACCATGTAAATTAATATGATTATGCTTATCAATCAATTTAACCAAACCATCAAATTCAAGACCATCACCCTTATTACCAGATGTTAAATCAGCATCACCATAAAATACAGCCCATTCAATAGTCTTACCAATAACGGTCATAGCATCTTCTTCATTAACTTTACGTGCATCTTCAATAGTAGTAGCAAAGTTAATAGCCATTGATTGTTGTTTCAAGTCAACAATGTACTTCATATTAACTGTTTTTTGCTTCATTTTTGGTGTATTAATGTCACCAATACCAATTTCAGGTTGGAAACGTGAGTGACCAATACGTCCATGGTTAGTGAATAATACATATTTTTCAACAGTTGAGTTGGCTTTCATTGTACCCATTTGTAGCAAGTCAGGGTAAATAGTAAAGTCATCTTGTCCATAAGTCAATGTCTTGATTTGTGGGTCAAGTGATTCAACCTTTAAAGCTCCACCATCAGTTTGTGTTTCTGGTGTAATACCATAACCTGCTGATAGGGACTTCATTACTTCTTCTTGAACAGGTGTAATATTTGTCTTTACACTTTTGTCAACTACTTCTTCTAATTCTGCCATAGAATATAATATTCCTTTCGTATTTAAAAAGATATAATTTATTTATTTATATTTATATAACCTTACGGTTATAATATAGAACTTATACTATTTTGTGATTAATTTAATAATTCAAATTTTTCAAAGCCTTTTGTATTATCTACAAGTGACTTCAAATCTTTCAATGATTTCTGTGCCATTTCAAGATTATTGCCTGACATTGATTTAGAAGCAATTTCATTAATCCCATCAATATTTCTATCCAATTCATTAGATAGTAAACCGTTCTTTCTAGCGAATAGACGAGCATCAGCAGACTTTAATAATGTTGTATTTGCCCAGTCTGATGCTGTATGAATAGATTTAGAACTGTTAACAGATTTTTCTACTTTTTCATCAGATTTTTCAGGTTCAATACCTTGAACTGATTTACCAATGATAGGTTTTTCATTCTTAGCATCTTCAACATGTTCTACACCTGAATCATCAATAGATTTCTTAGTATCACATGATTCTTCAACATCAGCATTTGTGTTTATCTTAGAACCTGCATTTCCAGAATCACCAGTTTCACCCTCTGGCTCTTTTTCACTCTTAGACTTCTTAGAAGACTTCTTAGAACTTAAATCAGCAGTTTGAGTTTGTGTTTGAGTACCAGTAATATCCTTAACAGCTTCTTTAACTGATTTAGAAACAACATCAACGATTGACTTCTTCATAGCAATTGATAAAGACTTAATAATATCGGACATATCATCAGCAGTTACATAATCAACAGATTTATTAGCTTCTTCGTTTTCAAAGTAATTACTAATTGATTTTTCAACAATACTTTTTACATCTGTATCTTCTTTTTCATCAACTGACTTCTTAGTTTCTGATTGATGTTTACTTAGGTCAGTTGAATTTTTACCTGATTGAACATCTTTCTTAGCTGATTTGTCATCTTCTGAATCATCTTCTTCATCAGCAGACTTCTTAGTTTCTGATTGATGTTTGCTTAGGTCAGTTGAGCTCTTACCTGATTGAACATCTTTCTTAGCTGCATCCATATATTTATATTTATAATCCTTTGAATCTTCTACATAATATTAAGTATCTGTATCTTCATAATAAGAATTTTCTTATTAATTATTACTTAGTTCAGTTGAACTCTTACCTGATTGAACATCTTTCTTAGCTGAATCCTTATCTTTATCTTTCTTATCCTTTGAATCTGCTACTTCATCATCAGTATCTGTATCTTCTGATTTAGAAGTTTCTGATTGATGTTTACTTAGGTCAGTTGAACTCTTACCTGATTGAACATCTTTCTTAGCTTCTACACTCTTTTCAGTAGATTCATCAACTACCTCTTCACCAGTAATTGACTTAGTAGCTTCTTCCAAAGCACTCTTTAATTTGTCTTTCATTAAGACTTGCCCTCCTGTGACAAAATATCTTTTGCCTGTTTTCTTGAAATACCACTAAATACCTGTAAAAACAGTGGTTCCACTTCTGCATTTTTATTTGGTCTTGATTCTAGTCTTCCTGCAACGGCTTCACCTAACTCATGAAGTTCTTTAGGACTGTTAATTTTACTCATAGCATAAGCAAGACTTGTAATATCTCTTGCCAATGATTCTGGTCTTAAAGCTCCACCATCAGTTTGCGTTTCTGGTGTAATACCATAACCTGCCATTAATGGGTCTGTAGACTTATCTATAGAACCAAAATGAGATTTTTGAACTACTTCCCATGTTGCATCAGGATTAGCTGGGTTAGTGGTAACAGCAACGCCAGTAATTTGTACCTCACGAATAATAGTTGGGTCAGTTGCATCTCTTTCAGAAATCTTACCCTCAATAGAAAATCCTATTTTTCTATTAGAACCAATATTCTTTAAGTTATGAACTAGTTCCATTGTTTTTTCCACATATGGATTACCTTTAAATAATCTTGCTTCAACATACAATCCCTTGTTTGGGTCTGTAAAACAATTTTGAGTAGGAAGACCTATTACATTATCTTTATTATGTTCATAGTCAATCCAACCATTATTTTTAAAATAGCTATCGTCAATTCCAGCAGGGTCAATTCTTTCACCCTCAAAATCTTTTGTAGCAGTAGAAGCAAAACCAGAAATAGTGTAATAAGGCTCTGATTCACCATCAGAACTCTTTTCAAGAGTAGCTGGTAGGAAGATATTAAAATCACTATTATTCTTCTCTAATACCTTTTCTGGCACAATTACACCACCTTTTCTATTGTAATATAGAACTTATGTCAATTTTTACACAATTTTTCTACTAATCAGTATCATTTGTTGATTGAACTTCGTTATCAACTTTTGAACTATCTGCATCAGTGGAATTTTTATTATCAAGAGCATCAGCAACAGCACTTGCAGGCATTCCTTTATCAGGTTGCTTATGGTCGGCCTTTTGTGGGTCATTCATATTTTTGCCTTGTTGAACAGCTTGCATTACTTCATCTTTACTATTCAAGTATTGCAACATTTGAACTACGACAGCAGGGCCACCAAACATACTACCAACCTTGTTAATATCTAACTCACCAATCTTAGGTAAGTGCATACGGTCACGAGCTTCATCAATAGTCATACCATTCTTCTCTTGTTGCTCAATAATCTTCAATTGTGTTAATGCCTGTTCTCCATCATCAGAAGAGAATCTAAAGTAATAATCCTTACCACTAGGAATATATCTGAGAATTTCATTATTCATAAAATCTTCTATATAGTTAAGCAATGGTTCCAATCCCTTATCTTGGGATTGCTTCATTTTAGATTTTTGTGTATTACCCTCATTGATACTTGAACCTGTACCTTTACCAGTAGTACCTCCACGATTAGG